TAATGGTGCTATTATCAGGTTCGAATCTCCATGCCGTCACATTCCAAAAAACGTGTATTACATCGCCAACCTCTAACTGTATTCCATTGGCATTTTGTGAATCTGCCATACCACCTACACCAATCTTTGTACCTGTCCCCACCTGTGTAGAAGCAGTTCCTGTAGCACCATTATGATTGATCTCATGCTTCTTATCAGCATCATTGGTCTTGTTTGCTGTTGCAATACCTGTATCTGTAAGTGATCGATACTGTGCATCAAGGTTAAGCGTGGTTCCTTCAGCTACGTAGTATCCATTGTCTTGCCAATCTGCGTATCTAAACGTAGGATTGAAGTCAAAGTGTTCTCTTATCAGTCCTTCACTTGCTACGTTCTCGTTATTGATACCTTGTGTACTTCCATTGATTGCATTGTAGTTTGCATTCACTTCTGTAGCATTTGCTGTCCCATTGTCAGGATAAAACTTTTGTAGATTTACGTTTCCCATTCATCACCTATACTTGTTGATTAATACGAGTTGTCCACCCCACCAAGACAGGACAACTTGATCTTGGTCATCATCGTCTCTTTGTAGAGGTACACGCCAATGGACAGATACAGTGTGTGTTCCTTTGCTTATTGGTATTGTACATCTGTGGATAGACGTATTCATAATCTCGAATTGTGCAGGTCCTGTATAAACTACGTTGCCATCTACACGTATCTGCCATTGCACACTCTTCAGTGCAACCTTGTCACTACTATGGTCTTTCCAATAGGACCAATACTGTGTCTTTGCTTCAGAACAATGCCAACTTATTTCAAGCATTCCTTCTTCCATAGCCGCAGCCTGTGATGTAGCAGTTGCATAACCTCCACCACTATTCGTTGGATCATCTGCGTATCTGTATCCATACATAAGACGTCCAAGGCGATTGGGTGTAGGTTCTACATAGTTTTGGTCTGGGAACAATTCATCATCAGGCGCATTGATGTTTGAAAAGATCTTTATGCTATGATGAAAGTTATCAGTACATGATAGTCTTCCAATGGCATCGACAGGAATGTTGTCCCTATCCATACCACCATTTATCACATCTGCAAATGTTCCTACAGCATTATCAAGTTGTCTTGATTGCACAATGCTACCTGAAGTGATGTCTGATTTTGTGAATCTATAAGGCATTAGTCGCTCCTCTTCCCTCTGATTGTCATTGTTCCATCTGCTTGGTATTCGACTGAATAACCAATAAAGTGGAAACCACCTTGTCCTTCTGCTTCAAATGCATACTCACTAACAGATGATGTTGTTATGGGTATTCGTACTTGTATCAGTCTTTTGTCTTGCCATTTAACAGCATTCCACTTGAATCTATCATCATCGTAAACTGCTTGGTCTGCTTCATCAGCAATTTGTCCATGATACTCACCACCTTCGTATCCTGTTTCCCAACTTCTATTCTTATAGTGTGTTATTTGTACCACATGATCACCTGTACTAATGCCATAGATGTAGAGGTACTTTGGAAACTTCTTCAGGTATGGTAGCCCCATGTCTATCCATTGTGAGCGAAACTTAAACGTTAGTGGATCTTGTTCTTTTGGTATGTCACCTGATGGAGGATACATTGTTCCTGCTGCTTGTTTTGCACTTACAACGTAGATACCTCTTGTTATCAAATCATTCGGTGCTGTACCTGATGTCCATGTATCTGCACCAAACAAGATGTTTTGATCCTTGTCAACAGCAAAGCATCTGATTGGCCAATCTATACTTCTTTGCGACCATTGACCATTGTTTGTATGGAATACAAGTCCAACAGATAGTCCAGGACGTCCTGATACAGGAAGATGAAACCATAACTCTTGTCTTGCTGCAGAGTATGCACTAACAGCTGCAGGCATTGCATCAATAGAAAGTCTTTCAAAGAACTCATCCATGTTCTTGGATAGTTTTGTCATTGTCAAGTTAGAACCACCATCAAGACCACCATTGATAAGATAGCATCCATCACGTGATAAGAACGCCACACCAAGGTTAGGAATCGAAATGATCGTATTGTGTGAGAAGGCACCAATACCTACAACGAATGGTACTATCTCAAAGCCATTGACGGCATCTCCTCGTATCAGATCTATCGCACTTTCTCTAAATACCAACAACGAGTTGTAGTATGTTTCAAGACCTACAATGTCTCCACCTTCTCTTGTTCCTACCTCAAAGTAGTTAAATGCAGGAAACCTATCAGGCTCAAGAGGTGCACTGTAGTATAGTCTTGTTGGATCCATCTCTCCACCATCTACAAACAGGCAGTTCTTAAACGCATTTGAGAATCTTACGCCTTTGGATGGAAACGGGATTGAGTATGTTCTATCAGGTGCTTGTGCACCAAGAGATGCATCTGAACGATAGTCAGTGTATTGTTCTGAACTATTGTTATTGATTTGTTCGACAAAGTAGAATAAAGACCTATCACCATCTTTCTTTGTGCGATAGATTCTACGAGCAACTGTACCTTCAGGACCTTTTGGTATCTGTAAGACACTTACAATCTTTGGTACTCCACTATTACCATTTCTTGTGACAGATGTACCTGAGTAGATAAATGCATTAGAGTCATTGGATAGAGGACTTTCACTTCCATTCTCGTTTACGAATGAGATACGATAGATGTGTTTTGTTGTCTCATCAGAATCGTCTGATGTGATGCCTTCAAATGTATTGTCTCGTCCTGTCCAAATGTTGTTGCCACTTCCTACGTAGTCATCTGCTGCTTCCAATGCTGTAAGATCACCGGCAGCCACAGGATCTCTTACAGAACTAACAGTTGGATCGCCAGGCATCTCAGCCCAACCAAGAGGAAACAATCTTCCATCCCCTCTATACTTGATAGGGTTATCAATCCCGTTCGTTATCACCACATACTTGCCAAATGCTTCGTACGATGTTCTTACGCCATTAGGAGTTGGTTCTGTACGATTCGTTGCTAATACCCGATGGTTATCTGTTGTCCAAGGTTCCAATACGCACAAGCGCCCTTTACATTCGAATAAGATGTGTTGTTGCTTACTTGTATGGCGTTGGAAAACATACAACGAATCAACAGCTCCATTGAGGTTGTTTGGAGAACTGAAAGGGCCATTGAAAAGTGTGTTGGAGAAGAAAGGCTCGTATCCTAAGTCTGCTGTCCATGCTTTGGTTTGTGGATCATAACCAAAGTTTTCTAACAGTTGTGCAGTTTGTGGTGCTGCAGGGATACCTAAGTCCATCCCTAATTGTGGATTTACTATTTGCCTTGCTAATGTTTTCATGATCCATCTGCTCCTACAGTTTTTGTTAGATTACGGAATGGCCTGAATCTTGTTGGTCCTGATCTGAAACCTTCCTTGACATAGTATTGGCTTCTTTCTGTCAGGTATCGTTTCTCACACTTCCTCATCTCATCATCAGCCTTCTTTTCATAGTACAAGGCCATGTCAGGATTTTTATGCTTGATAAACAGTTCTTGGCATGAACGATAGACAAGATAACGATGTGTATCCACAGGTGATTGTGGCGTATCATAGTCATCCAATAGTTCTCCAGGATAGAACTGATAGCGTATCCTCATTGGAGTTTGTGTGGTTGGTCTTGGATGTAGTTTCAATCTCCACCTGTTATCCAATGTAGGTTTGGCACGAGGTACTGCAAGAAGACCATCCAACGTATCAAGAACATAGTTTGTAGCTTGATGATTTGGTAAGTAAGTTGTTGCAGTGTCTTCTGCCATGTAGTTCAAGAAGTCAGGTCCTGCAGGATAGATGATGAAGTCTGATAAGGATCTAAAGTATGGTTCTTCAAATGTAGCACCATCTTTCCCTACTGCACTCTTGATACGGAAGAAGAACCTCTTACGAAGTCCAAAGAATCCTAATTTGGTTGTATCGATAAGTGAGAAGCTTGGTCTTTGGTTTGATGTAAGTGTAAGTTCTATAGGATCACTCATAGGTCCTACCTGACCATGTAGTTCGTATGCTATAGCAAATTCGTATGTACCTGCATACCAACCACCGGATGCTGTATCTGTTGCCACATTGAAGTCTTTACCGGCTCTTGGAATGTAGTCTCTTACGTTTCGTGATACTGTATCAGGAGGCTGATCATAAGGTATCCATGCAAATGGTGTTCCTGTGATGTCATCTCGTAAGTTAAGTTCTTCTTCGTCTCTTCTTACAAGAGGATAAGCATGTCCTATTGCATTTGTTCCTACACCGGCTTCTGCCAAGTTTCGGATGCCAACTGATAGGATGGCAATACAATCTTCAGGTAGTGTCAAGTATCGTTGTTGTATGGAGACATTAACATCTTCAGCTCCTACACTTCCTTGCCATTTGACACGGTTTTGTTGTGCGTATTTAGATACTTGCACTGTAGTGTGATTTGTAGCATCCACCTTATCAATGATGTACAAACCATTGTTTTCCGATTCAGCTGAACCGGTAAGTTTGAGAACATCTCCTTCTCTTCGGATTTGTCCTCCTCTATCATCCTGTCGTGTGATTGTGTTTGTATCCAACTCTATTGTACCATCAGGATAGTTTTGGTCTTGTGCAGAGATCGTGACTGGGAAACAATGGTTTGTACATCATTGATAAGG